ATGTTGTATTTTTAAGTTACGACGAACCTAATGCAGATCTGCATTATGCAGACTTGTGCAATAAAGTTCCTTGGGCTAAACGTGTTCACGGAGTTAAAGGCAGCGATCACGCACACAAAGCTGCCGCTGAAAAATCTGAGACTAATTGGTTTGTTACAGTTGATGCTGACAACATAGTAGATACTAGATTTTTTAATATCGATCTTGATATGAAAGATCCTAAGATACAAGTCTACGGCTGGTGCGGCCGCAACGTGATTAATGGACTCCGTTATGGCAATGGGGGATTAAAAATCTGGAATAAAGAATTTGTGTTAAAAATGAAAACACATGAAAATTCTGACAGCGATAGAGGACAGGTTGATTTTTGTTGGGAAGACGGATATAAAAACTTTCCTTTAAGTTTCAGTGATAGTATAATAACGGGTAGTCCTTTCCAAGCCTGGAGAGCAGGTTTTAGGGAAGGGGTTAAGATGACATTACTTGACGGAGTAAAAGTTCAGCCTCGAGAGATACAAGAACGCATATGGTGGCACAATATCCATAGACTTCGTATGTGGTCTACAGTAGGTGCTCATGAAGAAAATGGGTTATTTGCAGTTATGGGAGCTAGATTAGGCACCTGGATGACCAACTGTACAGATTGGAATTATATTGATGTAAGAGATTTTGAGATTCTGCGTAACATCTATAATGAAAATGTAAAGTGTTATGAAACCGATCATACAGGATTAATTGAAGCTACAAAAGATCTCGGAGAAAAAATTAAAGTACAATTAGGTCTACATTGGCCTTATTTAGATTCTACACAGAGTAAGTATGCGTTAGATTTATATAATGAAACAATGAATTTAAATGATACTTATTTTAGACTTCCTGTGCCCGCAAATGTATGATATTTTTTATGTTTCTCGAACTAAAGGATTGGATGAGGATTGGAAAAAATTCAAATCTAAGTACCCTATTGCTCAGAGACTATGTAATATAGAATCATACGAAGACATAAGATCTCGCGCTTTCACAAAAATGTTTTGGGTCATATGGGACGATCTTGAGATCAGCAACGATCTTAATCTATTAGAATATAAAGCTACTAAATGGGATGATATGTATGTTCACGTTTTTAAAAATGGAGAACACTATGATGGAATCTGTTTATTTCCTAAATCGTTAAAAATATCTCAGAGAGAGTTTCATCATAGATTTTTTACAGACAAGAAAGAAATAGACATAGTTGCTAGTGATCCTAAAAGGTACAATATCTATAGCCCTTCGACATTTGAAGAATATCAAATTATTGACGATGAAATTTTTTGGTTAAAATGGCCTGAGATCGAAGTTATTGATAATGCTGTATTAGATTTATATTTTAGCCATCACAATGTTTATGATAGAAGAGAAAATCACATTTTTAAAAATTCTTCTAATGAAACTCATTCTTACATAAATGGTTTGGTGCTGTGCAGCAAATACAAACCGTTGTCTAAAAGAGAATTTAATTTAAGATACATTGTAGATAAAAAAGAATATGATATTGTAGCTACAAAGAGTTCGGATTATGATATTATTTTTATAAGTTACGAAGAACCCAATGCTGAAGAGAATTACGAAAATTTGATAACAAGATTTCCTAAAGCCAAACGAATTCACGGAGTGAAGGGAATACATCAAGCACATATAAAAGCTGCAGAAATAGCTTCGACGTTTATGTTTTGGGTAGTTGATGGAGATGCGATTATAGAAGGAGATTTTAATTTTGATTTTAAAGTTTCTAGATGGGAAAAAGACATTGTACACGTATGGCGCAGTAAAAATCCTATTAATGATCTAGTTTATGGCTACGGCGGTGTTAAACTTCTTCCACGAGATCTTACATTGAATATGGATGTATCAAAGCCGGATATGACTACTTCTATTAGCAATCAATTTAAAGCGATGGAATCGATTTCAAATATTACAGCATTTAATACAGATTCTTTTAATACTTGGAAATCTGCATTTAGAGAATGTGTAAAATTAGCAAGTCGATCCATCGAAAGGCAGTTCGAAGAAGAAACTGCAACTAGATTAGAAGCATGGTGTACTACAGGTATAGATAAAAAGTTTGGCGAAGATGCTATAAGAGGAGCATTGGAAGGAAAAAAATTCGGAGAAGAGAATAAAAATAATCCTGTAATGCTTTCGAAAATCAACGACTTTGACTGGCTCAAACAACAATATGGAATATAACAGAAATATTAAAGGTAACGAACTTCGAAAAATAGACGGACGATATCAATCGAGATATCTGCTTGACGCAGAATACGTTCATCAACAATTGAATGAGGTTAGCAATAGCTTTTGTTTAGCTAAATGGTTTAATGTGAGCATACATATTCCCACAGGTCGCACACATAGTTGTTACCATCCTAGAAGTCATTTAATTCCTATCGAAGAAATAAAAATTGATGTAAGCTCATTACATAATACAACGTATAAAAAAAATCAAAGACAGTTGATGTTAAACGGAGTGCGTCCTCAAGAATGTGAATTTTGTTGGCAGATCGAGGACAGCGGTTCTCAACTTAGTGATCGAGCATATAGAAGTAAAGATGTTTGGGAACCAGAACTAATTGAAGAAGCGTTAGAGTTAGGCAGTAAAGGAAATGCTAAACCTAGATATGTCGAAGTTAATTTTAATCAAGCCTGCAATTTTAAATGTAGTTATTGCAGTCCCCATCTAAGTACTGCTTGGATGGACGAGATTAAAAAACAAGGACCTTTCAAATTAACGGACAGGATTCACAACGATATTAGATGGATTGAAAATGAAATGTCTATAAACAACGGACCAGACAATCCGTATTTGTTGGCATTTTGGGAATGGTTACCTACAATATATCCTACATTACAAACATTCCGTATGACCGGTGGTGAACCATTAATGGATAAGAATACCTTTAGAATGTTTGATTACGTTAAAAATAATCCCAAAAAGGATTTACATTTAAGTATCACTAGTAATTGTTGCCCTCCTGGAGATCAATGGTCGAAGTTTATGATAGCTCTAAAGGAGATTACTGACACTGATGCTATAGATCATTTTATGCTGTTCTGTAGCTTAGATAGTTGGGGCTCACAGGCTGAATATATACGTAATGGCATGGACTTTGATATGTTATATAACAATGTTATAGACTTTCTAGCAAATGCAGACAAACATAGTCTTACATTTATAATTACTTTTAATGCGTTGAGTTATACAGGATTTTACAACTACATCGAAAATATTTTAAATCTGAGAAAAAAATATAATACAAGTCGTCAATTAATTTGGTTTGATGTTCCTCAATTAATTGATCCAGATTTTTTAAATCCTAAAATAATTCCTGAGCTAGTTTCTGAATTAGAAAAAACTATTGAATTTATGAAAAAGAATCCCGAAACACGGTGGAACGAGTTTAAAGGATTTAGCGATTTTGAAATTAGTAAAGTTCAAAGATTAATTGACTGGATAAAATCAGATACAGGATTTAATAAAAATCTAGCTATGGAAAACTTTTATATGTTTTTTAGTCAACATGACGAACGTAGAAACACAAATTTTTTAGAAGTATTTCCGGAATTAGAAGATTTTTACAATAAATGCAAAGGAATTAACAGTGTCTAATAGTTATATGGATAGGGTTCGAAAGACCAGAGATACACTCAACTCAGTAGGTCCTGGGTTTTGTTTAATGAAATGGAGAAACGAAACCTTGTATCTTCATATGGGCGATAATCATAGTTGTTATCATCCACGACCGCAGAAGATTCCACTTGAAGAAATAAAAATTGATGTTAGTGCATTACATAATACTAAGTGGAAAAAAGAACAGCGTAAAACTATGCTCGAAGGAGGCCGCCCAGATGAATGTTATTACTGTTGGAACATAGAAGATCTTCCTGGAGAACATTACAGTGACAGAATGTTTCATAGCGCAAGTAAGTGGTTAGATGCCCAAAAAGAAACAGCATATATTAAATCTATTCCTTGGGATGCAAATGTTAATCCTATGTTTTTAGAAGTTAGTTTTGGTAACGGTTGTAATTTTAAATGCGGTTACTGTTGCCCCCAAGCCAGTAGTTTATGGATAGATGAAATCAAAAAACACGGTAACTATGATATAAGTTATAATCAATACGGCATTGAGTTTTTAGATCAGATGAAAGTATATTCGGACGAGGAAACTAATCCTTATATTGATGCATTTTGGGAATGGTGGCCAAATCTTAAAAAAGATTTAAAAGTGTTTCGAATCACCGGCGGTGAACCGTTGATGAACTCTAATACCTGGAAATTGTTAGATATGATTGACAATGATCCTTGCCCAGAATTAGAATTGAATATGAACAGCAATCTTGGAGTTAGCAATGAAAAAATTAAACGTCTTAGCGAAAAAATCAATAAGTTATTAACAGAAGGAAAAATAAAATCATTCTTTTTATATACTTCTATTGATGCTTGGGGTTCACAAGCTGAATATATACGTCGAGG